CACTATAGTAAGGGTAGTAGTATTGAATGTATTGATGCCATGCTTGCAGCCTTTGGAGAAGAAGCCGTACAAGACTATGCGAGAGTAAATGCTTTCAAGTATGTCTGGCGTGCTCATAACAAAGGTAAAGAGAAAGAAGATGTTCAAAAAGCAATCTGGTATCTAAGATTTAGTATTGGAGATGACCCGCGTGGCCGGTAGAGGAGTAAAGAAACGATCTCACGAAAAATTAACTGATTCAAATATTAAGCACGTAATGCAGCTGCTAGACGCAGAAAGTCCAATTACTAAAAAGGAAGCCTGCTCGATATTGAACATTAGTTATAATACTACACGACTCAAGACAATTCTTGAGGAGTTTGTAGAACAAAAAGAGTACAGAGACAGGAGAAAAGCAGCAAATCGCGGCAAACCCGCGAGCAAGGGCGAGATAACAAGTGTCATTGATAGCTTTATCAATGGTACGCCAATCTCTGATATCTCTCGTTTTATGTACAGGTCTCCTGGTTTTATAAAAAATATTATAGAGCGTGTTGGAGTACCAAGAAAAAGAAGTAAAGAAGAAAGAGGCGGCGGATACTTACCCTCTTATCTACCAGACGAATGCGTTGCAGATACCTTTGAAGTTGGAGAGGTTGTATGGTCAGCCTTCTATGACCAGGCTGCTATGATAAATAAAGAAGAAGTTGCTATAGACTATGAGAAGAAGTACGGCTCAAAGTGCTATAACATTTATGTATTCGAGATGGTAGAGTGGAATCCTGATATGTTAGTATCGGGATGGATAGGAGAGCGGTTGGGAGGTTTTAATTCTTCTCAATTAGCTTACGACTTAGGAAGTCTAAAGCATTTAGAGGCTTATGGCGTAAACTTACAGAAATTAAAAGGATGAGCCATGACTTTAGACCAATTTATAATGTATTACGTCCTGTTTTCAATATCAGGAAGCGTAGTAGTAGTATTGCAGATATTTGCGCCTGCAGTACAGATAGTGAGGGCCTACGATCATTCTCACCCTATTCTTACCCCTCCAGGTATGATAATGAGTGGAATGGCTTTTATGGCCTTCTCAGCAATAACCGGACCTCTACAGTTACTAGTATTGTACTATAGAGACACCTTTATCAAAAGTTTTGTTGAAGGTTTATTAGGGAGATAAATATGGATCAACACATTGTTGATGCGCTAAAAGCAAGATACGAAGCACAGATGGCGGAAGCTTTTGCTAATATTCAAATATATCTAACTAATCCAGCAGGTATTGGAGAGCATCCAGACTTGGTAGGGGCAGTAGATACTCAAGTAGAAATATATGCAAGTGCAAAAGAAAAGTTAGAGGTACTAGATGAGTTCTAGTCTTACTACAGAAGAAGTATATAAAAAAGAAATGGCAGCTATGACGAATGCCTTGTATGTAGCTTACTCAAAAGTAGTAGAGCTTCAACAAGAGGTAGCTAAACGAGACTGCTGCATAGAGTCACTCAAAGGAGAGCTGGCTAATTGGAGAATGAGTAGTGACTAACTGTCCTAAATGTAACTCTTCCGAAGTAGAAGAAGAGAATGACATAATACAAACTTTGCACAACGGTAGAAGTATTGCAGTCATAGTGCCTGTAATAACGTGCTGGGCATGTGGACATAAGTGGACAGACAGAAGGGCGGATGACATTCTATATCGAGCAATATTAGATGCATCTTAAAAATAAATCTTGACAATTTTGTTGAATTTTGAGATAATATTATTTCTATGGGATATAGATTTTACACACAACAACTCGAAAGCATTGGTACTTGTCCAGGCTTTAGAGGAACTATAAGGAGAAGACGAGTGGCTTGGGATGACGATAAGAAAGCACAAGCTGTTTCCATGTATGAAGAGCAGGAGCCTACTCCTGAGACTAGCATGGAAATTGTGAAAGACATTGCAGAGGAGCTTGACGAAAGCCCGAACGGTGTCAGAATGATACTCACTAAAGCAGGAGTTTACGTTAAGAAAGCTCCAGCATCTGGAAATGGAAACGGTGGCTCTACTGGTGGCACAGGTCGTGTCAGTAAGCAGGCTATGCAAGATGAGCTTACCGCCGCGATTACAGACCTCGGTCAAGAGGTCGACGAAGACATCATTAGCAAGTTGTCTGGTAAAGCAGCTCAATACCTTGCCAAGGTTATTGCCTCTGCTTCAAACTAGGTTTACCCAACCGTAAGATCACGAGGATGCGGATCAACCTTTTAAGGAAGATCCGCTTTGAACAAACAAGAATTTAAGGATACTGTAACCAAGTACGGCGATGCCGTAATAACATATCGAAGTGCAAACTCTGGAAAACTAAAGTACAATGTTTGCACTCTCGACTTCTCTACTGAATACATTCAGAGTAAGAAAAATCGAGCAAAAGAGTCTGGTGGCAATGTGCTACTGTTCTGTTGGGATACAGACTCTTACAGACTTTTGCGCCCTGAAAATGTTACGAGCATCGTACCATTATCCAACATACTCCGTAATGGAGATAAGAAATGATGGATATATGGCAAGAACCAGAAGATTACAGTAGAATTGTTCATGTATCTGAAGACGGAACTATGCAGGTACGCTTAACTGTGAATACTTTTAGGGGTGTAGAGTATCTACATTTACGAAAGTATTACCAGAGTTTCGAAGAGGACTGGCTACCCACCAAAGATGGAGTAGCCATGCCTCTTGATCTTACCAACTCATTTGAATTATTTACAGGATTAGTAGAAATACTCTCATTAGCAGAAAGCAGAGACAGGGTACTAGAGTACTTTCAAGATGCTTTTACCGCAACTTATAACAACTCTTGACAGAAGGGTCTTAATAGATGATTGCAGCTTTAGCCTCTGGTACAGGAAGTAATCTTGAAGCACTACTCGCAGAGAGTATTCCAATAGACTTGGTAGCTTCTGATAAACCTAATTGTAATGCTTTAAAAATAGCTTCAAACTATAAGGTTCCTAATATAGTTGCTTGCAAAAAACTAAAGAAACTTGAAGAATTACTCAGTAAATATTCGTATGAACTAATAATTTTAGCAGGATTTATGAGAGTGCTTAGTCCTTCGTTTGTACAGAAGTATAAAATAATAAACATACACCCTTCTTTGCTGCCTAAGTTTAAAGGCTTACATGCAATTGAACAGGCTTTAGAAGCTAAAGTATCTCATACTGGTATTACTATACATTATGTAGATGAGGGTGTAGACACGGGCAAAGTTATTTACCAACAAAAATGCCATATATCTTCTGAAGATACAGTGGCAACCTTACAGAACAAACTTCAAAAGATGGAACATAAAATGTATCCTGAAGTTATTCGTCATTGTTTAAAATAGTTCTTGACAATAATGTTATTTTTTGAGATAATATCTTTTCAAATTTGGGAAAAAGCATGAGATTAAGGTCTGATATAATGAAGCTACTTGAAGAAGCAAGCAAAGCTTATTATGAGGGTAATCCTCTAATGACAGATGCTCAATTTGATAGCTTAGCTGAGGGACACAACTGGAACTCGGTAGGTTATAAGTTGAATAGCGATCGAGTAAATCATACTCACAGACTATACAGTTTGCAAAAACATTTTGATGGCGATGGCGAATCACCTCTCTCAGGAGAAAAAGACGTTGTAGTAACCCCTAAGCTAGACGGAGCCTCAGTAGCTCTTACCTACCAAAACGGGCAACTCACACAAGCTTTAACTCGTGGAGACGGAGTGCAGGGTCTATCCGTCACAAATAAATTTTTGCATCCTGTATGCTTTTTAGCCCCAAAAAGAATTAACTATAAGGGTACTTTACAGGTCACGGGGGAGATAGTCTCTCCCAAAACTATACCCAACGCTCGCAACTATGCTGCAGGTGCTTTAAACCTGAAGGATACTCGCGAGTTTCTCTCCCGTGACCTCACCTTTATAGTTCATAACATATACCCTTTCATACATGAACAGTATCAACGAGATATGCAGCATATGTGCGGAGAGGGGTTTTTAACTGTTATGACTTCAAATTATAGTCAGTTTCCTCAAGATGGGACAGTATGGAGACTAAACAATAATGTTACATTTGAGAAGATGGGACATACATCTCACCACCCCAGAGGTGCTTTCGCTCTAAAAATAAGAAAAGAAGCAGTCAATACAACCCTAAAAGATGTTGTATGGCAAGTAGGCAAATCTGGGGTGGTATCACCAGTAGCTATATTAGACCCTATTGAAATAGAAGGAGCGATTGTTAGTAGAGCAACTCTCCATAATATAGCATACATCAGGGAATTAGGATTAGAAATTGGATGTGAAGTACAGGTTATAAGAAGTGGCGATATTATTCCTAGAATAATAGGACGTACTTAAAAATAATTCTTGACTTTTATAACCCAATTTTGTATAATATATGCACGTTTTGAGAAAAGACCAAATGTTTAGAGAGATTTTACCGCCTACCGAGTGCCCAAGTTGTGAGAGTGACCTTTCATGGGTTAACGATCAACTGTTCTGTGATAACACAGAGTGCTCGGCTAAGGTAGAGAAAATTATTCATAACTTTGCTCAGGTTCTCAAGATCAAGGGTCTTGGCCCTAAAACTATAGAAAAGTTAGGGGTTTCTTCAATCGAAGAAATTTATGCCCTTGATTACTCTCACATCGAGAATAGGTTGGGTAGTAAGTTACTATCGGACAAACTACTTATACAGATAAATGAAAGCAAAGCGTTGGGCCTGCAAGAGCTTCTACCCGCCTTCTCGATACCTTTGTTTGGACGGACTGCCTCAGAAAAGATATGCAATCATGTATCTCATATTACTGAGATAGATGAGGAAACTTGTAATAAAGCAGGACTCGGCCCAAAAACAACTGAGAACTTATTGGACTGGATAGCAAGTACTAACTGGGACTTACTTCCTTTTTCTTGGGAAACAACTTCAAAAGCTGAAACCTCGGGTCTGCTCCCAGAAGTTGTTATCTCAGGGAAGTTGTCTTCTTTCAAAACAAAAAAAGATGCGGAACCCTTTTTGGCAGAGCGAGGATTTGTGTTGAAAGATAATGTTACTAAGAACACCAAGTTCCTAGTAAATGAAAGTGGAGTTGCTTCTTCTAAAACTAAAAAAGCAGAAGCAGCAGGAATTATAATTATTACAAATATTTTGGAGATTTAATATGGCAGTACCTAAGTGGACTGATGAACGTACCACAGAGTTGACTAACTTTGTAGGTGACGAATCGCCGGTATCTCAAGCTACCGTTGCTGAAGCAGCAGACTCGCTTGACACAAGCCCTCGTTCAGTTTCCTCGAAGCTACGAAAAATGGGCTTTGAAGTAGAGCTAGCCTCTGCTACAAGCACTCGTACCTTCTCTGAGGACGAAGAGGCAACATTGGCAGAGTTTGTTGAAGGCAACTCTGGCGATTACACTTACGCAGAAATTGCAGAAACCTTTGCTAGCGGTAAGTATAGTGCGAAATCAATCCAAGGAAAGATCCTTTCCATGGAATTGACGGATCACGTTAAACCAGCTGAGAAGCCTGTAAGTGTTAGAACTTATAGCGAAGCTGAAGAAGAAACCTTCTTAAAGATGGTTAATGATGGCGCTTTTGTCGAAGATATCGCAGAAGCTCTTGACCGACAAGTTAACTCAATTCGTGGTAAAGCATTGTCTTTCCTTCGCACGAATGAGATTGACGCTAT